AGGACCAGTTGCACCAGTTGGACCTGTTGCACCATCTCCACCACCACCTCCACCACCACCATTTAATGCATAACTTGCAGTCAATGCATAAGAAGAACTTACTGCGGAATCAGCGACATTTAAAAATGATCCTGAACCACCTAAGTTTCTGACAACTACATCTGGTTTTTGTATAACAACAGTAATATCTGGTAAGCTCATCTTTTATCTCGTTGCAGCTGGACGAACGGTGAGTGGTCCTTCTAAAATACGACGATTTACTGGGGTGCCTGAACCGCTTGTAATTAAAATATCATACACATATCTACGTTGTGTAAGATTTATTGTTTGATCTTCATTTAATGTAATACGTAAACTACCAGATGTATATGGTAAAACTTTTGCTACATTAAATGATGTAGCAATTTCATCTGTTGTATAATTTTCACGTACTTGACCAGTGATATTGTAATGTGTAATATCTAATGGTGTGCCTGAGACAGTTTGTAATAACGTTACGAGTACTTCAAATGTTTCCCCTTGACCCACTCGTAATTCTGTTAATTGTGGCATATTACACACCCAAGTTAAAAATATTTCTACCTCTATATAAGTATCATTTCAATTGATACAAATAGATTTTATAAGTAAAAATCCCCTTCGTGAGTATAGAACACCTGCATCACGAAGGGGATAAATACATCCTGAGTTTTTTGGATTAGTAGTTCAATACGCAGTAGTCTGGTTGAATTTCTAATTCAATTGCTACGTTATCACTGGTATCTGCCCATTCAAGGTCACCAAATGTTGCACGTGTAATTTGTGCACCCTTGATAATCCATTCTTCAACCTTATCACCTACTGGGCCAAGAACTTGAAGGGTCAAATCTTTCTTATAGAATTCTGCATATCCGTCACGACCTGTTACTGATTCGTGGTGGAGACGAACCCATTCCATTACTGCTTGTGCACCTGATGGTACAACAGGATCGTAAAGGGTCAAAGTCATTGGTTGCCATACAGACACACCCTTAACAAAACGAACGGTGTTGATGTGTGGAACTTTAATGGTATCTTGACGAATTTCTGGACGGCTGACCTTTCTTACGATGTAAGCTGGTACGCCTTCAATTAACATTAAAAAGCGATTTTTAACTTTTGGTTCGAACGCCGTAAAGAAAATTTCATTTTCGGCTACGATATTGTTTGCCATGTGTATCTCCTAACAGATTTACTATAAATAGTCGGTAAGTTAAAAATATAACCTATTAACCAGCGAATGTTGCACCAGTTGGAAGGATGTTGAAATCCAACTTGATGAATTCTGCGGTCTTTGTTGGTTGGAGATACAATGAACCAACCAATAAGTTGCGGTCGATTACGTCTGGTGTATTATTGGTTTCGTCCATAATAACACGGAATGCGTAGAGACCTGAACGTTCTTGTACGTTTGCCAAGAATGGATTTACGATGTTGAGGAAACGACGACGAGTTGCTTCAACATTTTGTTCGAATACGAGGAAACGTGCTGAACTTGCGATGAACTTCTTAACAGTGATTAACAAACGACGAACATTTACGCGGTCAAGTGCTGATGAGCGACGTTGTAATGTCTTTTGACCCCATACACAGATACCTTGTCCTGGGAATTGTGCGATTGGGTTAACCTTACCTTCGTATAGTGAATCACGTTGTGCTTGTGCCAAACGAACCTTAACACCTGCTGCTCCTGGAATTCCACCACGATTTAAACCTGCTGGTGCAAACCATTCTGCTGCTGTATTATCACTATATGCGTATACTTCTGGAAGTACCGCTGATGGTGGAACAAATGCAAACTTATTTGTGTTTGTATCCAACACTCTTACCCAAGGATAGTATGTTGCTGCGTAGTTACTATCAATTAATGCTGCTGTATTTACTGCTTCTGTTATTGTTGCTGTTGCACTTACGGTATCCATAATATAGAAACAATCACCACGAGTTTCACAAACACTTAATGCGTAGTTTGCGATGTATGAGTGGTCGTTGTAGATAACACCAGGTAGTACCAACAAGTTAATATCGTATGCGTCTGGATTACTGATTGCATCTAATGCCTTCTTATATGCACGTGAACCAGCTGTTGTTGCTGAACTTAAGTTAAATCCTTGTGTGTTTGTTGATGTAATACCATCGTACATATTAATCAAACGTGCTGGATTGTCACCATCAAATCCACCTTGGAATGGAACTGTAAACTTCAAGAGTGATGCTAATGTTGGTGCTGCACCTGCAAGATATTGTGCAACTGTATATCCAGTACCGTTTGCATCATATAATTCATTTGATGCTAAGTTTTCAAGATTGAAGTCACTACCACGAGTTATTGAACCACTTGGAAGTGGTGCCAAGTATGACATATTAGTAGTTGGAATATCAGAGAATTCAAATCCATAACATGCGTTACTGTTGTATGTTGCGGTGGTACTATATCCACGACTACTACCAGATACCCAATTTGAACTAATGTATGTTGGTACTGGAACTGCTGAACCAGAATATCCAATTGGTGACTTTAATGCTGCAAATCCAAATGGTAATGCATCTGGTGATATATTTTCCGAACCATCTGCCATTTCAACGCGAACATATGATGAATTATTTGAGAAATCACCTTGGAAATAACGTTCACCAGTATTTGGGTCGGTTACAGGTGCACTGTTACCGATACGACGAGCGATGAAATTTGCGTCAGATGGGTCAAGTGTTAAATTATCATATTGTTCTAGTACACTTGGATTTGCATCTGTGTCTGTAAAGTCACGTACTTGAAGTGAGAATGTTCCGTAAGTTCCAGATACAATTGCTTTCTTTGGACCAAGAACACTAATTTTTACTTGCTTATTTGCTGATGTGCCATCACTTAATGTATGAACCTTAAATAAGTTTTGGTTAACACCACCAAGTGTTTGTGATTGAATCCAAGGAGTTGTTGCAAATGAGTATGGTCCATATGTACTGCCAGTTAAGAACAATAAGTCTGCACTAAGTTCTGCTGACATTACTACCGATGCACCACCACTTACTATTGCTTCTGGGAAGATAGAATAGATGTATCCACCCTTTGTACCAGTAGTTCCAAATCCAAAGAAGTTTCCGATATATCCACCTGCTGCTGTGGTTGATGTTAATCCTGTGCCGGTAAATGATCCATTTGAACTTGTAACGGTAACTGCAAAGTTTGTTGATGTTCCAGAAGCACTTACTGCTGTAAGGTCGCTTCCGGACACGGTAGGATGAATAACAGCATATACAAACGAACCACTAGTACCAGTTGCTTTGATAATTGCTGGTGTGTGGCTTGTATTACTATATCCGTCTAGACCAAGAACACGAACAACAGTTGCTCGTCCTGATTCACGAAGATAGTTTTTTACAGTCAATCCTAAGAATGACTTACCATCAGGTGCACCAAACTTGTTTTCAAAGTCTTGTTGACTTGTAACTACAGTTGGAATAAATGCTGGTCCTTTTGCTGTTGGACCGATAAATGCACCAGCAATTTCACCAACGCCTTGTTCTAGAAAACTAAGGTCACGTTCTTGTGTGAAAACGCCAGGACTAACAATGCGTTCTGCCATACGGAATCTCCAATATTACTTATTGCTCAGGGGTGAATACACCAGTTTCGACATCCAAAGAACCCATTCCATATTTCTTTAACAATTCATCAACTAATCCTTTTTCTTTAACTAGTAATGCTTTGTATTTTACTACTTCTTCTTCAAGCTTTGATTTTACCGATGTTAAATCTTCGTTCATTAAATCGTGCGTCAATTTTAATTGACCCACTGTGGAAATGGAACCAATAATTTCTTCACGCAAACTTTTAACAGATGATAACTCTTCATCCGTTAACTTCGTAACTTCTGTCATATAACCTCCTTATGTATATCTGTACTCGTATTATAAATATAGATTATTTTTGTGAAACACAACTTTTAACCCTCTTCTAATTCAGTAAAAGTGACGATTTTTTTAACTGAAAATCGTTCTTGGGAGGTCTGCATAATTTGACCTGTTTTATTTACCATTCTTTCTGGTAATAGGTATGCCGACACATTTAATGTAAATGTAGTTCTGACCAGTCTATCTTGTACATTTGGTAGAGTTGTATCAGTTTTGTACTCATCAATTCGTGTTCTAAACTTGTACTGCCCTCTGTCACCCCAATACTCATCGTCCTCAAATGACACTTGTTCAATGACTTTGTTCATCTGTTCCATATATTCTGTCCAGATTATACATTCATATGTAAGATCAAAATAGTCAGGAGTTACTGTTGTAATATACTTTTTAACTGGTTTAATACCATTTACTGCGGCAAATCTATCATATGGGTTATATTTGTTCCATCCAGTTTCAAATTCCCGTTCTAAATACTTGTTAACTGGTGAGTTTTGTTTTAAGTTCTTCTTTAGACCAGTTCTACGTATCATAATGATTGGTAGTTGTATCTTATTAAATTTATCACGTATAACACCATCTTTTTGAACACTTTTCCAGCGTTCAGGATTACCATAAATTATAGGTACCTTTACCGATTTACCATCTTGTGATAAAATAGGTTGTATTCTTGCAGATAAATACTTAATAAGTGTTTCATCAATTGTTAATAATGTAACCGTGATTGGTGTATCCGATGCATCGGTTTTTGTGTCATACGCACGATTTTGGTATTCTGTAGTTTTTGTATTATCAACTACTTGTTTTACTTTATCTGTTACTTTTCTGTTACTATAGTCGGCCATTATGTATTAGCCTCCTCAATTTGAATACCACTACGACGAGTTAGATGTGCTAAGCAAAGTAGTGATGTGGAATATTCTGGTTGACCTGCGATAAGTTGTGAATCTTGCGTCATGTCTATTTCATAGAATAGTCCGTTATACTCTACAATATCACCTGGTTCTGGATAGGTTTCTACTTCTGCCAACAATCTTCTCGCAAATCTAAATTCAACATTCTGTGTTACGTCTACACCGAACCCATCCCTTGTATCAGTTTGAACTTTTGGATATTTAACTAATGCTTTAAGTTCTACACCAGTATAACGTGCTTTTTCTGTTGATTCTCCATAGATGTTAATCGCAGTGGTTTCTAATGCAATCTTGTATAAGATTACATCTACGTCCACCACATCGACCAATAATTCACGGTTAATGTGTTGAAAAAAATTAAAATCTCTTTGAGATACGAAACGTGGCATATTATCCGATATAAATTAAAGTTGGGACTTTACCAAATAATTCTTGCATCATTTTAGCATTTTCTGCTTGCTTTTTCATTTGTGCCTGCAATCCAGTTTGTTCTAATGTATCACGAAGTTCTTTGATAAGAAGTTCACGTTCGTCTTTACCCTCACGACGAAGAAGGTCACCATCCATTTTTATTATTTGATCTGGAATTGGTACGTTATCGTACTTACCACGAACGCTACCAAGTGTTTCTTTTGCTAAAGCTAATGTATATCTATAAATCCAATTTTTACCAATACTATTAATTGAATAATATGGAATGTGACTATATGGTACATTTGAAAAATCAGATACTAGTGCACTAGATGTATTAAAGGTTTTACCTGGTCCTTCCTTGTCACCAACCACAATATAGTCGAACCACACAGTGGCTTCTTTCTTAAAAATAGGACTAAAACGAACAACATTGTTCGATACTTCAAATGAATATTGACTTTTACGAATCATATCATTGATTTCAATTGCTTG